AAGTTGTTTCTTCTAAAAGAGCTATCTTGCATACCCCATACGAGATATCTTGTAGCTGCCACTAACGATGTGGCAGCATCGCATAGCTCTTTTAGAAGAAACAACCTTTCGATTGTTTCAACAGTTTCTAACAATGTCAAACAGCGTAGTCTTTATTCTTCAATTAGTATAGCTGACTACTAAAAAGTAGTCAACCATAAAAAAAGGCGGGAGCCTTTCGGTCCCGCCTGGTTGGTAGATTAACTACCGATCAGACAGAACGAAACTTTGCGGCATTTGGTCCTAGAGCTTCACTACCCAAAGCTGCAATGCCAGCAGCAACGATAGCACGCGAAGGAGCGCCGAGGCGGTACTTCGACTTTACGCGACCCTTGGTATCGGTATGACGATTAAGATAAATCGCATAACCCTGCTCGCGAAGGTAGTGTACGACACGATGAGGATTACCCGCACCGAAACGTGCACCAATCTGCTTAGCAGTAAGCTTTTCGCCATTCAAAAATGCATTCAACACACGATCAGTCTTAGACATTGGATTCTCCATTTCACTTTATTTATACGGCTTATTCAACCGTAGATCATATTCTAGCGTCTTTTTTCATAAAAGACAACGTTTATTTTCACAAAATGTCAACTATTTTGCCATTTTGATCTACAGCACGAATGCGGTAGTTCGGATAGCAGCTTTGAAGTGACTTCATAGCCGCCAAAATCTTTTGTGACTGATTCAACGTGTATTGAATCGTACGCCACATACCAGAAGTGTCTTGAGCTTGAATTGATATTCTATCCATCAACCTCTCCGCATTTTAGCGATATCTTCAGCATCTTGCTTCTTAAACACAGGCACCATATTGGACTTGTGCATCGTAGCGATGCCAATCAGCGTCATCTCGCCCGAGTAAACTTTCTCTTCTGGTTTCGCACAAACGCCAGGAGCCATACCAGACTTCGTGAACGCCGAACGATCAACAACCATAGACTTAGTATACTCGTTGCGCCATAATTTATCAAGCACTTTTTTATCAGACTTGACACCTTTGGTCATTTTCTCAACCCACTCCTGATGAGCAGCGAGTTGAAGCTTCTGCTTACCCGTAAGCTTTGACTTTCGCTTACGGGTGCTCGTTGTAGAAACGAACGCAGGCAGAATATGCATACTCATTAGCTGCGCTCCACCTTGTCAAGCAGTCGCTCAAGGTAGGCAATTTCCTCACGAATACCCTGAGCATAACCTTTCTCGTGACCACGACGAGCTAGATCAGGATCTTCGTCATACATCGCTAACAGCCTACGACTATCAGTGATACGCTTATATAGCTCGTCAACCAACTCTCGCAGGGCGACTACTGGGTCTTTGGCAAAGAATGTATCAGACATTAGTGCATCTCCGCAGAAGTGTCGTACCAGTTGTCAGTTTCGAAACGACTGTCAGTGTCGAGATCGCTTTCGACACTATGAGGCCAGTAGTCTTCAACGTCAAGAGCCTCACGATACTCGCCGTAGTAGCCGTAGTACTCCTCGTCGGTCATCAGAGCCTCACAGATAGCCCAGAGGTCACCATCCTGATGGAGGTGCCACACATTGTCTTTCTCGTCAACATAGGTAGCAGCTCCGAGCACGGCATCCCAGGCATCCCAGTAGTGCTCATGATCGGGTCCAGCGGCGAGAATTTCGAGATCTTCGGCTTTTACGCCATCCCAATGCGCTCCGAAGTCGGCGAAGTCACGAGGGATATAGACGCCACGAGAATCAGACAACAGCAGGTTCATACCAGACATTAGCGGACCTCATTGATATGAGAGATAGTCATAGCGATCAGAAGGCCAATCGCAAGCACCAGAAACGGACCGAACACGAGTAGGGTTTCAACCGTAGACATTCAAACCTCCGTCAACCAACCTATCACTTATTCTAGCACGATTCTGGATATTAAGCAAGCACTTTTTTTGACTAGGTAACGATAGTTTTCCAACCAAAGATCGGACTGAACCTAAGCAAGCCACATTGGCCGTTCGGTTTGAACAGCTGTAGGGTCGCCTCAAAGCCAGCAGACTCAACCTTGGCTATAGCCGCCGACAGGTCATTGCCGCTGTAGATGGTGTTACCGAAATTCGTGAGGATAGCTACGAACATGTTGATCTCCTAGAGGTCGAGAGCTTCTGCAGGGACGCCGAGGACTCGTTCCTCGATCACAGGGTAGCCACCTAGCCAGTCAGCGGCTGCGAAGGCTTCCTGAGCCTCCTGGGCGGAGGCGTAGACACCGAGGCACGCATGCCCCTCATATTCATAGCCGACGAGAAGAACGTATACAACCATAGCAAAGCTCCTGTTAGGCGTAGGTAGCGAAGCGAACGCCACCAACAGTCATTTCAATCAGGTACCGATCGTACTCAACGAGAGGATCAGAGTCGGGGTAGTCCCGAACGTAAACCTCAGCCTCAAGGTAGGTAGGGAAGGACGCCAGAGCGTCAGGAAGCTCATCAGAGCCGTAGAACGAACCGTAGACGGTAAAAGCTTTCGGGAATGCGGACATTGCTAAGCTCCAGTCAGTAGGGGCGAACTGCCCGTTTCAACCTATATTCTTACTCTAACGCAGTTCGGGATATTGATCAACCAAAAAGAAAGCTTGGCAATAACTTTTTTTATTATTGCCAAGCTAGAGTTAGCTATCCAGCTTCAACTTGGCTTTCCCAAGCCTTAATCAAAGCTTCATAATTGATATCATAGGGAAGGTTAAGCTTAGCAAGGCCAACAAGGTACTCAACCTTGGCTTCAGCCGAATCAAGCGCCTTAAACGTTTCAAAAATGTAATCAAGGGTCATTTTTCAGTTCTCCGTTTCAACTCTTTTTATCTTACCGCAGAAACTGATATTAGGCAAGCACTATTTTTGATCCATTTCACCCGACTTGATCTTGACAATCTCTGCCAAAAAGAACCTGAGCTTGTCTTTAGCTGGGTAATATCGATCCTCGGCGATTTTAATCATCTGTTTATAATTGCAGTACTTTTCTTCCTGCCACATATCATCACGTGCGTCGATCATTTCCTCGAGCGCCTCTATGAGGTAATCAATGTCGTCTTTCGGGTCCAACTTCAACATCCTTCTCATCTGTGGGCAGATCATCAACAATGATATATTTCGCCGATGTGTCGAATTCGCTATAGGCTCTGAGAATTTTCCTCACAGACACCAATCGGTCAATGACCTTGTTGATTGTGCCCTGAACAATTTCATCGTTCTGTCCTTCTTCAAGATCAGTGATAGCCGCCTGAAGGTTGGAGTCAGCCGAATAATCGACCATAAAAATGACGTCTTTTTCTTTTTGAGTTTTCAAAGGAGGAAAAAGAATGTTCTTAATTTCCTCCAATTTTTCTTCAGCCGTGGTCTTTGGCTTCGCCTTAAACATTTCAAACATATTCACTCCTCCATAACAAAAATTATTCTGGTTTCTTTCTGCCAATATTATACTTAGCAACAAGTTCCCACTCACTCTTTTCCTTATGAGGGAGAATTTTAATTTGACTCATTGGCGTTCTTGGATCTTTAATTTTATCAGAATCTACAACTTTGATTAAATTCCAGTCTTCAAGAAGCTGGCATATGGTGTTTCTACGCCCAATGTCTTCAGTACTGAAATTCGTTGGCTTGCCATCAAGAGCGAAAAGCTCTTTAAAATGAACGATATAATATCTACCCTGCTTATGAAGAATATGACAGGATTGATAAAGCTTGTGATCTTTTCTGGAAGCGACGCCGATACGTGTAAGAGTTTCTTTAATCTTTAGAAAGTCTTCTTCTTCTGCAATTTTCACTTCGATTAGTGAATCGACTATAGACATTGTAACACCTCATAATTATTGTTATTATTTTTGTCAACGATGAGGTATTTATTAAATTTTATGTTTTACCTTACCAGTGCGTTTCCCTTGACCTTATCCTTTATATATTCAAGCTGCTGCTTGTTCAAAAGTGGCATAGCCTCCTTTGCCTTTTGGTAGCCGTAGTTAAAATATATTTTCACAGCTTCTAAATCAGCATCTTTGTCTTTCTTTTTCCACTTTGAATATCTCTTTTGTTTTCTAACAGAATGAAAAAGATAGTCATGCTGGAGCAGAGGATCAAGATGATAATTCATATTCATCTCTTGAGCATGACCGATCGTATCTTTGAAATACGACAGTCCATTGTTAACAAGGTAAGCGTTATACGTTTTCTCATTCGAATCGTCAATCAAACGATTCTTGTTATATGTGATCGAATTGATGACATCAAATGGGCTCATTGAAATTCACAGTCCTTCATAATTTCAGTCAGACAAGCGACGAGATTGATTTCTGGGTTAGCGCAGAAAGCAGCCTGATATTGATACTTAGCAATAATCAATACAAGCTGTGCGACGCCTGTAGGCTCGAGGAAATTTGAAGCTTGCTCATAAAGCTTGCGATAAATTTCATTTTGATCAAGATCAATATTGTTCGCAACCCACTTACGGATCTCGGTGAAGTTCTTATCACGAAGAAGATCGAGCAGTTCCTTGATCGAAATTTCCTGCATATTTGCAAGGATACCTGAATCAATAGAGCCTGTGGCTGAATAACGCTGTAGTTCGTTAAGAACACGACGCCAGTCAGGAAAATGCTTCTTGATTACCTCAGCGACCACAGCTGATTCATACTTAATAGATTCAGTATTAAGAATGACATTTACCCGCTTCATAAACTGCATAGCGAGCTTGGCCATATCCTTCTTAGAAATCTTGAAGTCTACGACAGAGCACCGAGAATGTAGCGGTTCAATGATTCGGTTCTTATAGTTGCAAGTGAGGATGAAACCACAATTTCGTGAGAACTCTTCCATAAAATTGCGGAGGGCAGGTTGAGTTGAGTTTGCGTTAAGGTAATCGGCTTCATCCAATATGACATACTTTCGACCTCCGGAAAGCGATACTGTTGAGGCAAAATTGAGAATTTCATTCCGTAGTGTGTCGATACCACCATACATAGATCCGTTCATTACGATATAATCACATTCAAGCTGCTCGAGCATAGCACGGGCGATGGTTGTTTTACCAACACCTGCAGAGCCAGAAAGGATTAGGTTGGGGATATTTTTCTGATCAACAAACTGTTGGAATACAGCCTTGAGCTCAACAGGTAGGATAGTTTCATCTACGGTCTTAGGACGATACTTTTCGACCCAGAGGAATTCTTCAAGCATATTAAGTCCCCAAAAAGTTTTTAAGAGTTGCATCATTATAACCATAAAACGGATACGTTGTACAGTTATATTTCGACTTAACAAAATAAGACATGGCGCTATCTAAATTATAAGTTAGATTAGCTGATGATTTATTATCAATCGCTATAGCAATTTCAATTATTGTATCCCATGGAATCCATTTTACTTTATATGAATGAGATTCAAGAGAATAGCCACCTCTTTTAGCTTTACTTGCAGCTGGATGAGTTTCGTTCGGATTAGTACAACCAGTAAGCTCTTTGAAAAACCTTCTAATCCTTTGATTGACACAATATTTAGATTCACCAACATAAAGACATTCATCAATTCCGTCTTTTGATGCGTATATGGTGTATATTCCTGTCGAATAACTTGGAATGTTCGGCGAACATGTTATACTTAACCTTGGTTCTAAAAAACCATTCTCGTTAGAAAGAACGATCCTAGCGTCAACCGATTGGAAAGGCATATTCAATCCAATCTTAACAATTTTTGACATCAGTAATTTTCTATTTTTGGAAAGATACATCTGATACATCACACACCTCATAAAGTGAGAGGGACTAATATAGCCCCTCTCTTATCAAACGTCAAGTTAATTATAAGTTGAATTAGCTTCAACGGCAATCCAGAATTCGATATTTTCCCCCTTGAAGTGAGAAAGACCACGAGAACAGATAGAAATATCATATTCACCAGGAATAATCTTGATATTTTCAGACTTGAACAAAGCACGAAACGTCTTATCAGTGGTACCAATTACGACAGAAAAAGTATCGCTTGTTACATTCTTAGAGTCAACTGCCTGAAGGTAAACATTAGTTCCGTCACCAACAACAGCGATTTCAGGAACATCAAGAATACCAAGCTGCTTCTGAACAGCACGAAGATTTGTAGCATTAATCTTACAGCTAGCATCTACAGTAGGAAGCACAAGAAGCTTTTCTGGCGGAACCTTAATACCTGACTCGTCAGCATAAGACAAACGTGTGCTTTCTGTTTTTCCAGCTTCCTTAATGACAACGTGACTGTCATTAAAAGTCAACTCGGCATTTTCATAAGAAGTTACAGAGTTGATGAACCGACCAAGGTTATACATAGCAAAACGCTGTGTGAAAGTATCTGGCACGGTCGCTCGCGCGAGCACGGTCTTATTGGTAGAAATAGTGGAAAGAACGTTTCCTTCCTTGACGACCAAGGAAGGATTGATTGAGTAAAAGTTCTTAAGGACTTCGAGAGTTTTCGCATTCAAATTCATAATATAGTCTCCTTCAGATTTTCAGATTACTTCTTCTTCTTACCACCAAGCTGAGTTGGATCAGCAGTAGCAGAAGCGCCGATAGACGCAAGGTCAGCAAGTGACCCACCAAAGATATAAGTGCCGACATGCTGCATCTTCATCCATGGACAGAACCAAGTTTTAAGACCAATTGCCTGTACCTTCTGACAGAACCAATAGTCTTCAGACAGATAACGCTTAGATCTAAGCGCATTTAGCTTTTCTCCATTAGCAAAAGCAGCATCAACTTCTGCCTGCACCTGGCCAGGATCAGTCAACTTCAATGCTGCAATACGCTTCAATTCAGCAGCATAGTACTGACCGAAATCGACCTGATCAATTTCCGCCTGGAAAAACTGAAGAATTTCGCGAGAACCGTCGAAAGCTTCAGTGCGGATATGATCTGGCTTGTAATGATACTTTGGATACGCAGCAACAAACTTCTTAAGTGCGTTCTTAGAAATCATCATAAAGCCAGTGCCAATTTCAAGAACCTCAACTGGTTCGGAAATCGGAATATTACCAGCGCCACTCTTAGGATTGAAAACATAGTCACCAACGAACTTTTCAAGAACATTAGCATCTTCGTCAGCAATACCCTTGTCTACGGCAAGCTTAATCTTTTCCCAGGAGATACACTTCTTAGGATAAGGACCGCCGATGATATCATACTTTTCTGGCTCCTGTGCCTGAAGAGCCATGAGGGCAATAACATCCTGTGGATTGAACCCAATATCTGAGTCAATAAACATAAGATGTTCAGCATCTGAACGCATAAACTCATCTACGCAATAGTTACGAGCGCGAGTAATGAGAGATTCGTTAAAGAGGTAATAAAACTGTACAGGGATGCCATACTGAGTGCAAATAGCAGACAAATCTGCAGTTGACTTAGCGAACATGCCAGCACACATACCGCCATACATTGGCGTAGCAACGAACAACTTATTAGCACGCAACATTTCAACAGGTACATTAATTTCCATTATTTTTCATCCTTATAGTGATCTACGTACAAACACATCATTGTGTAATGTAGAGCTTTCATCAAATCGGCTTTGTTGTTGCCGTTCTTCTTTCCATAGCGCCAAAGGTATTTTAGAGCTGTGTTACGAAACGTATCGGTGGAATTACCGAGAGCGATCCAAGCGTCAAAACACTCGATACTTTGCTCGTCGGTCTTATAATGCTCACCGTATGTCTTATCTATATAGTCTTGAAAATCAGAAATAATCTGACCTTCTGCGTATTTATAAAAATTATTCGAGAGTTCTTGCTTCATAACCTTTGTCTTCTTTTTAGTAGGTTTCGCCTGCATTTTGATCACCTGATTATTATATACTGTATCGTCCCAATTATCAACATAATTAGGTGTGGCTTTATCGCCATACGAAACTTTAATATCGTTCAGTTTAATATTGTGCTCAGACATCTGCCACCTCATTGATTATAGACTGATAGATAATTTCCTGCTCTTGCAAATTGTTATTACTATAAGCTTCAACATAAAACAACAGAGACATATTGGTAAGGATATTACTGATCTTGCTCTCGCGCCCGAGAAGCCAAGTTACATTTTGATTGCTACCTCGCTCCTTATATCTTTCCTCACGAATCGACTGTTCAGTCAAAAGGCTGATGATTTTAAGATCATACTTTTCTGCACAATCTTCTAGGAAAGAGGCTGTAAACAATCTATCACCCTCATAGAGAACGATAGAGTTAGGAGGGAGCGTAGCGAGAAACTTAATAGCCTCTGGCTGAACTGCCATACTCATACGGTCAGTACCCGAAAACACTTCACCATCGTCATACTTGCCGAGGATGTAAATGTTATTATTTTGAAGGTAAGGAACCAACTTAAACTCAGTATACTTTTTGACTGGTGTGTAATATTCAATCAAACGCTTCATCAACGTTGACTTACCGCTTCCAGGATTACCACCGATAGCAATAACCTTCATACATAAAACTCCTCTAATCCAATCGACTTTTGCTCGAAAAGTCCTGTTGCATCTAACACTTTATTATCAAGGTACAAACTCATTTTACTATTATCTACCTTATTAGTCAACAACTTTGATGGCAATGTTTCTGTTCTTGAATCCCACAATGGTTTCCAATCAATACCGAACCAATTATCTTTTTCACACTTTTGAATTTCTTCAGCTTGACGATCAAGATAATATCCTAGGTATCGACCCTTCGATTTACGAAACAGCTTTTTGAACGAACAAAGACAGGTCTCCATATCAAAATAGTCAGTGGAAGGAAATTCCTGCTTCACTTCCTCTAAGATATAATAAGCCTGACCATTAATATAGTTTAGCTGACTTTCAGAAAGCTTTTGATCATACCACTCATCAAGACCAAGAGCTAACAAAAGACCATTGCGATGCGAGCGCGAGCCATCGTGATCTTCTAGCATAAGCGTAGAAGGTTCAATTGGCATATCACAACACTGTTTGAGAGTTTGAAGATAAAACCAAGTTGAATAGCGACCGAACTTATGAAACTTCTCTTTTACTTCTGGCCAGAGTCGATCAAAGTTTTCTGTTGGGGTTCCACCGAGGAAAGGATGAAATGCTTCGCGTTGGTTTTTTCCTCCAACCCAGTTTTTGTAGGACTCGAACTGCGCAGGTAGATGACCTTTATTCCACTTAGTGTCTGTCTGATATCGGAGCCGCTTGTAATTATTATCGTTCCATTCACGTAGTCTTTCGACGCCGACGAGTTCCATGTCGGGAAATTCATTCCAGATCACCCATGTTGTTGGAAGATAATACGTCGTACCGTATATCCAAGAAATCCAAAGCTTTTGTTCCTTATTGTGTTCAAATCTATCAAACAGATAATTGGTCATATGTATAGCTGGATCGCAATCTTTGATGGAAAGCGACCAGCTATACCAGTTTTTAAAATCTTTAATTCTGCTGGATGATATATTTGTCAAGCGATTCCTCAATCATTCTAATCACAAATTTGTGAAGTTCGTTCGTTTTAGAGAAGTTAGGATCAGGAATTTTGTGAGCGCCAATATACTTACTCAGTCGTTCTGACTTGAACATAACTTCCATACCAAACTTATCTTTGAGCTTTTGTTCATTGCTGTTATCCATATAGAACACAACATCAGCCCAATCTATCATTTCTTGACTAACTGGTATCGAACGAATTCCAGTTGTATTATACCCTTTTTCATTCAAAGCGTCACGCATTTTCTTTGCGGTAATTTCTCCACCCTTGGTATCTTTAAGAGCAGCCGAACGTACTTCCCATTCTGGCTTCTTCACTTTTAAAATGATTTCACCAGCTGCTGAACGATTAATATTACCATGGCATACAAACAAAACTTTCATCGAATAACCTCATATACATCTTTGCTGGATGTTTTCAAATCGTCAATATCAATTTTTGCACGCAGATCGTTTAACCTTTGTTCTACAACCTTGCGAGAGTTCTTGTCGAAATTAGTATACTGATATACCTGCTCAGTTTCAAACTCATATTCACCAAACTTAGGAAACTTATATTCACCATACATATAAATTTCCCTTGGCGATAAATCTTCTTCATTCAATGCAGCATTGAGAAAATCGTGACACCAGTCAATACAAAAACCAAGTTCAACGTGATCTCTTGTGCCAGGAAAATGTCTAAACTCAATTGTGTTAGTTTCTTCCCACATCTGTCTCAAATTGATTCCTGCGCGAGGGCACTGGAACCAAGCAGGTTTCCCATTCTTATCTTTATGGGCATGGTTCTCATAAAACTCTTGAGTCGTTGTAGACATCATCATAGCATGAAAACGAGCAGGGGAAAGTTTATGCTGATGTGACTTATGACGACGATGCATTCGCTTCAGAGCCCACTCATATTCAATTGGTCTTAGCCTGTTCCGATCAGGGACGGGAATAGACTCTACAATATCAAAAGCTTGCTGCTGATACCTATCGACATATGTCAGAAGCTTTTTACAAGCAGCGAGATCATTATGTAAACCAGGAACACGAATATGAATGTGCAAATTACTGCGATAATTTACGATCGCAGTAGGCAATGCATCATTTATAAGTTTGACATGTTCGATTTGTTCTTCAATCGTATCGGTAGGTCTTGTGTTAATTTCACCACCCCAGCGATACAATTTACCAACAGGATCGTTGGCAATACCCGTGCTACTTACGCAGGTATTATCTTTATCGTTCCATTTTGCGCCATCTGGAAGTTCTGCTAGACGATCGCAATTTCCATACTCAAGTTCAACACCATAACTAAATTTGTTCACATCATAAAGCATTCTAAATTGTTCCTACTGTTCGACACCGCTTGATGAATGATTCGCATATTCTCTTTAATGAAATGCTCGGCTGTATACTTATTTACAACCGTTTCAGAAAACCTAACTCTATCAGTATAGCTTAGTTTTGAAGATAAATCAACATAATTTCTAATTTGTTCGGGCATGGGCGTGTCCAAAAAACGATCACAGAAGTATAAAGTTTCAGCTGGAATATGTTCTGACTCGGCGACTGTTTTGTTGCCAGGAACGATGTATGGAACACCGTGTGTGACATATTCTAAACAAACAATACCTGTTGACTCGTTCCCCATACCCAAACCAAACATGGCTTCAGACATAGAGTCAAGTATCTGCTGTCTAGGAGCATCAATATGAAACTTAAGCAAAGGCGACTTTTGCAAATTCTCCAGTTCTTTTGCAGGTATCTCTGTTCCGCCAAATTTGATAAAACATTCTACAGGATAATTAGCGCCAGACTTAAGATAATTTTTCAATGCAACTTGAGGATATTTGCCAGCATCCCAACGCCCAACAAATATTCCATATGGTTTTGCTTCTTTAATTACAGATGGCGGTTCATTAATATAATGAATGCAAATCGTATCATCAAAATTATCTAGAAACTTTTTTGCTTGCCATTTTGATACGCCACACCAGTAAACTCCCTTCTTAGAAAATTTACTGTTGCCTCTGTCTTTTGAAATTATAGATGATGGCTTATGATAATGTTCAAAAATGATACCAACTTTATAGTTTTCCCATATTGAGCTCATATGTTTGCAAGAATTATCAAGCACCACATCTGGATCTAGTTGGATGATAATTTTCTTTATCTCTTCTAAAACGCCACGTGTCTGCTTGCGTTTGTTTTCTTCATCAGAGATGTCAAAAAAACCATCAAGAATATACTGGTTGTCATACTGCTTATCGCTACCTACAGCCGTGATGTAGTAGGTGTCGTGCACCGTAGTCAACAGTTCCATTTGGTTTTTAGAAAACTTTTGAGCGCCATTACCGACTTTGCCTTTTAAATTAGGAGAAAATAGGTTGTCGATAATCAATATTTTCACTGCAAATCCTCATAGTAATTATTATCCATAGTATAGCTTGTCACATTAAATTTGTCAATGGTAAAAACTTTATACATTGGAACTTTTACAGAAAAATGAAACCCTGCTCTTTTCAAAATATCTGCAGTCGAAGCAAACACAAAACCATTAGTGCCATATGTGTAATATAATGGGCGTTCGCCATTACGATACGCAATTAACCTTTTGTCGTCATACAAAGCGCAAACTGACATAGAAGCTGGATCAAAGTGCTGAAGAGGATTTAAATTTTTTTCCATTGCTCGCAAAACAAGCTCTGAGTCGTTTGAGGTTTCTGTTCTGAGCTTGTATGTTGATTCCCAAGTTTCAGAAGGTTCTTGAGATATGACACCGTTGTGTACCACAGATAACTTATCACTAGCCATAGGCTGGTTGTAACGCAGGTCAGAAGTGGAATACCTAATATGACCAACACAATATAAATGTCCGTCTTCATTCGTCCAATCCTCTAAATTTTGATTGTTGATAAACTCGTCGGCAGGTACAGATTTTTTATCTGTAAACACTTTACCATTCTTTACATAGGAAACTCCAGTCGCGTGTTTACCACGGATCATAGATTGAATGAAAAGACCACGAACTAAATCGTGGTCTTTCTTTGCGAAATTTTTAATGGTAATACCAAGAACGCCACACATTAGAAAAATGAGTCCAAAGTTACTTGCTTTTCTTTTTCGTAAGGATCAGGGATATTATGCGCTTTCATATAGTCATACCACTCTTGTTCTTCCCACATACCTGCATTTACGCCATTCCAAAGATTACGTTGTAGCCTATGATCTTTGTTAAGACGACGCTCGTCAATATATTTCTTACGGAGAAACTCATAATCGTATGATTTAAGATCAACCATTTTCTCACGGAAGTAAGCAACGATTGTCATACGATCGTTGTCATCACCAATAAGCTCGTCGTTTCCATGAATCCCCTCATGGTTATTAACCAGTAACATATCACCAGGCTGGAGATTAATTGCAATGCGATACTCAGGGAGAATAAACTGACCACCACGCCATCCCTTACCCTCTGGACCAGTAACGCCACAAATATTACTGAAACCAGAAGTGAGATCACCAGCATCACGATGGCAGGCAGTGCGCCAGTTGTGGTTAACAGTAAGAGTAGTGAACACAGTGCCATCAATACGGAATCTTGCGTCAAGCTTGTTTGCTTCTGCATTTTGCGCTCTCCATCTACCAGGAATTAATTGTGCGAATTGCTTATTTAGTTTATGAATATATGGATAACATTTTGCGAAAGTATCATAATGCTTCTCGGTATAAGAAGTTGCTCGCCCGTACGGGATACGAGGATAGCGATCAAAATATCCAGCAATACCAGACATAACAGACTGAGCGTAATTAGTGTCTGAAATATAATTCTTAATTATGAAGTTAGCGTCGTGAATTTGTTGTTCTCTAGGCATTTTCACAGCATTAGAAAGCCACTTGTCAAACCAACCATGATACTCAGGATAAAGTTTAGTCACCTCTGAGCGAAGCCAAACCTGACCACGAGTTTCTTCTTTCGAAGGTCCTTTATTATCTTCTTTGATTGTCTCGATAGTAGTACCATCGTCAATAGTATTGAGAGGACGAGCTAAGAATGATAAAATTTCTAGCTGCTCAGCAGTTACCCAATCACGATTTTGACGCTTGTCTTGACCCAAAACCTCGCCACGAGGACCAGCTGCCATACCACGATTTTGCGATTCTGTAGCAGCTGCTCTAAGACCAGCGTATGCTGCTTCGCATACTTCTTTTGTGAAAGTATTTTTGCGATACTTAAAAATGTTGTTTTCTTCAGACAAAGAACCATCTAACGACTCTGCATAAAGATCGCAGTCTGTTTCAATTACACGATCATAATACTGTTTACCGACAAATGAACCCAGAGTTTCCTCTGAGTCAATTTTAGGTCGCACCAAAACTTCAACCATAGCTGTTCTCCTCGTTTACACTATAACGTTATATATACGACTATTATAGCGTAATTGATGCAATTTTACAAACATATTCAGTGTGTGCTTTATCTAAAATGCTTCGTACATCTGGTGGAGTCCAATCAGCTGGCTTCTGTACCTTACCATCTTCTCGACGAATTACCTTACCGTCTACAAGCTTTGCCATATTGCTTCGATGGACCTCAGCAAAAACATCGTCCAAAGGAATACCGTAAGAAACGGCAGTGCCACAAGCAATATAGATAATGTCAGCAAGGGCATCAGCAACTTCAACAATGTCATTGGCATATTCTGCATCAGTAAGTTCATTAAATTCTTCCGTGATAAGTTTCCTACGAAGAATACGCTCTTCTCTATCAGGGAACTCTGGCTTCTCACCAATACGCTGACCGAATGCCTGATGAAAATCTTTCACGTCTGTAAACATAGTCATTTTATTTTCCTTTGGTTTTTGCTAGCCAATTTTTAAAATCTACAGCTTTATATTCAATATCGTTTTTCACAAACCAGGTTTCGTTAATTCCATATGGTGATCCTGCGTCTACATTAATTACTGCTGGTTTGTACCCTCTACTAGCCAAAAATTCTTTTGATATAATATCATAATTAGGATTTGGGTGACAATACAAATCATGTTCAAATGTTATACAATCAAACGTAATGCCTTGATCAATTACTCGCTGTAGAGCAGCGAATGTATTATTTGGTGGTTCTATGTCACAAGATAGATAGTTAATATGCATACTAAGATTATTATCAATAATAGCTTGTTTGTAGTCGAAAGTCAAAGCGTTTTCCCAATACACTTTATTCTTTCTTTCAACACAACTGTTCCAATGGCTCTGATACTGACCTCTTGATATTTCAAGACTAAATCCTTGCCAATTATGATCTACTTCTAAAGAATAAGTGTTATTATAAGTTTTGGGGAAGGCTGCTCCTATTTCAATGTAGGTTCCTCTTTCCCCAAAAATTTCATACGCAAATGCATCTTGCAACATTTGTCCTCTGTAAATCACAATTAATTATCCTTCTTCATATAATTTTCTAATATATTTTCATACTGTTCTAAAAAGGTATTAGGATTCCACATATCATAATATTTTGAAATTGGTGCAAGTCCATGCTGTATTATTTCTTTGAGTGGAGTTATTTCCAAATTATTTCGATCGCATCTGATATGATCAAAAAAATTACTATTATTCACGGCGATTGGTTTTCTAGCAGCTAACGCTTTATCTATACTACCACTAACTCCTTGGCTATCATAATTAGGATACACATAAACATTGACGTCATTTTTATTCGCCCATCGAACATTTTCATAATCAGTAAACCGATCGGTTGTGTAATTAATAATAACATTTGATTTAGCTAATGATTTTAGAGCGTTTAATTTTTGTTGTAAAATATTTTTATTGTCTCTTGTGTAATCTCCTACACTCTGGTGTACATTAAATATCACTGGCTCGGTAAATTGAAGATTAATAAGTTGTAAAATGTACTTTACATTCTTACTATCATCGCCTATACCCGTAGTACCTATTTTTAGTATTTCAGAAGGCGGAAAATATTGAATGTCGTCATAATAAACTATTGGTCTAAATCCTGCATAGAATTTAGGATCATCAAATTTCATTGATGGATTAACTGATATAAACGCATCAATCCCAGTAAAATCTATCATTTCAACATTAGCTGTATGACCATGAATTAAAAATTGAGGGATTGATGTTTCTAAAAACACATCAGTAGTACACCATGGCATAGTAGTTTTATGCCAGTTATAAATTATACCATCTACAAATTCTGTTTGTTCTTTAAACTCAGAGTAACTAGAAAGTTTTAAATGATAAAAATTATACTTTTTACTTTTCTTAAGGATCTCAAAAACATTTTCTCCCCAGTAAAAAATACCACAATTCGGTTTTGGTCCACTAACAATTGCGATATTTTTTATCATTTATCCCATCTTCCTGGTTCAAAATAATTAAACAGAGCATAAATGTGTGGAGCATACGCAACATAATTTTGGTTTAATGCTTGTACAATAAACCTTCCATCGCCATCGATATCTAAAGTTAATCTAGGTGTTTTGAGCATGTTACCTCTTATGAGGATTTGCTCGAGACCAACTGATCCAGGACGCATATTTTGCGGATTAGCGTATAATGTGCTAGTAGGATGATTTCTTGGCCAAGGAGTATTAGGAGGTATATGTTGACCCCTCAACATGCTTACCATTACAATATCAACGTTAGAACCATGTTGTTCTTTCGCTTGTTCAAATGAAACTTTAGCCTTACTGAAAAAATCTGACTCGTATCCATCATCATCATTTAAAAAACAATAAATTTCATCTTGGTTGATCTCTTGTGTATCTAAAAACCAATTTAGTGCGCTGTGACAACGTGCCCAAAATTCTGTATTTCCATTTGGAAATACGTAGCTTTTAATCCAGGGTTCAGTAAAATTTAAACTGAACCCTAAATCTTCGTCAGTAATTACATGCCATGTAATTCCCATTGGAGCAAGATGATCTTTTAACATAGAAATGTTTTTTAATCTTCCTACTGAAGTGACTACATTAAACATTCAATTATCCTATAATTTGAAATTCAGGGCATGGAACGACAAGCTTACCACCACCTGCGATAAACTCGCTCTCGCGCTTGACAAACTCATCAATAAAATGCCAAGGAAGAACAAGCAAATAATCAGGTTTCGCTGCTCTCATCTCTTCTTCGCTAACGATAGGAATATTCGTTCCAACCGTTTGTAATCCAAACTTATATGGGCTACGTTCTGCAATTGCCGTTAGCAAGTCCGGAGTAATACCAAACAACTGAAGCAAAGTATTACCCTTAGTGCTTGCACCATACCCATAAACCTTCTTGCCTTCAGCCTTAGCCTGATGAAGGAAATCTAATACCTGTTTCTTCAAACGATTAATGCTATCGCCAAAATTTACCCAAAGATCCGGATTGCTAATATTCCATACCATAGACTCAAGCTCTAAGGTGCTTGCAATGCGATAATCACAAACGTCGCGTAGAGGAGCAGTACCAAACGTAGCCTTATCAGCAGAAGCCTTCTGGAAATACACACGAAAACTGCCGCCATTAGTTTCGTTAAGACTGCAATCACGAAGTACAAAACCCTCAGATTCAAACAGCTTTTTGATGCTGCTAAGGCTGTAATAGTAAACATGTTCATGGCAGATGTTATCAAAAGCAAGCTGCTTAAGCATCAAAGGAGTATAACTCATCTGTACGACAAACACACCATCATCTGCGAGGATGTTATGCACATCGCGGATAAATGGACGTGGATTATCTAGATCATAAAACATAGCAATACAAGTAACTACCTTTGCCTTATAATCGCCATACCCTGTGCGTTGATAAGCATCTGCTGAGAAAAAATCCTGTACTACAGCATTAGCAACTTTACGGCTTTCTTCATAATAAGAATCGTCAGCTGGATCAATTCCAAGCTTTACCATATTGCCAGGAACTTGACGTAGTAGGGTTCCATCGTTACAAGCAATATCAAGCCAAATATCACTAGTCGAAATTTTAACACGACTAGTGATTTCAGCTACAATTTCTCCAAGCTGTTTAGTCATACTAGCATTAATACCACTGCGATACCAGTATTGCCCATACATCTTATCTAACGGAGCAACTCCGTCTAACCTTACTGCACCAATTTCTTCATCGAGATATAGATCTAAACTCCATGGTTTAGTTTCACGCATCTCTGCATCTGGCTTCATAAAATCACTAACATAATGATCGCCTAATTCAAGTATCTTCTTCATAAAATATATCCTTTAAAAGTTATTGTTTTTAGCCAATTCCATATCTGATTTACACATATCGTTTACCAAATCTTGGAGTGTAAATTCAGGTTTCCAACCTAGTATATTTCTTGCTTTTGTAGAATCACCACAAAGATTAACTACATCTACAGGTCGGTAAAATTCAGGATTAACACGAATAATTATTTCTCCAGTTGCTGCATTACGAGCAACTTCGTTAAGACCTTCGCCTTCCCATTTCAAACTAATATTAAAATATTCAGCTGTATAATTACAAAACTCACGAATACTAGTTTGATGCCCTGCAGATATTACATAGTCATCTGGTTTATCTTGCTGGAGCATCATCCACATAGATCTAACATAATCTTTAGCATGACCCCAGTCACGCAAACTATTCATGTTTCCAAGTTCAAGAACTTTTTGTTTTCCTAAAACAATATTAGCAAACGCTTGTGTAATTTTTCGAGTTACAAATAACTCACCACGACGTGGGCTTTCATGATTGAATAGAATTCCATTACATCCAAAAATACCATAACTTTCGCGATAATTTACAGTAATCCAATAAGCATAGAGTTTTGCGACACTATAAGGACTACCTGGATAAAAAGGAGTATTTTCATTTTGAGGCATGTGTGGAGTTATACCAAACATTTCACTTGTGCTTGCTTGATAAAACTTAGTATCGTTTTCTATCTTCAAAGCATGAATGCTATCGAGTATTCTCAATGACCCAAGAGCGTTAATGTCTCCTGTAGATTCAGGCATTTCGAAACTAATTTTGACATGACTTTGTGCTGCCAAATTATAAATTTCAGTTGGCTTAACCTTATCAATTAAGTTTCGAATATTATTATTATCGCTCAAATCGCCATGATGAAATGCGACTCTGTTACGAATATTAACAGTATTAGGATGAACGTAATTAGAACTTCTACGAATTAGACCATGAACTTCATACCCTTTGTCTAAAAGGAACTCAGCAAGATAACTACCATCTTGTCCTGCAATACCTGTAATTAAAGCTTTCTTCATTGCTTAACTCCCATAAGACAAATTGCTTCACTACCACGAATAGGAATAAACGAACCACCAGCGGTAGTGCACTTATCCATTGACGCATAATATCTTTGATTTGTATCAGTAGTTCCATGATAAATTGCGATTAAGATACCTAAAATAATTACTGTCCCGCATGTCCAACCAATGAACCAGTCCCATTCAAATCTACCCATTAATCCACTCCGGAGGTTGCCTGTTAGTCCACTTATGAAGACTTGATTTACCTATTCTATAATAATTGCGGTAGTTAGTCAAGGGATCTTCTGAAATAATATACTCTTCTACCATGCATGAAGGCATAGGAGTCCAATCCCATTCTTTAAGGTTTTTCGGTGGCGACTGAAGTTGATACGAAAGTTCACCATAACACTTATGCGTTTTACCATAGCGATGAGTGTATTCGTTCATAAGAGCAAACATATGGTCAACAAGCCAGTCATAATTTTGTACAGACTGACGACACCAAACAGCTGATGGATGATTAATATGAGTAGCAGCATACATTACACCTTCGCGTGCATCAGGTAGTATGTAAGAAGTATGTTTACGATCGTTAACCTTTCCAATATATTTTTCGCCATCTAATACTCGATGGGCTGTTGAGAGCAACTGGGCGCTCTCAAGAATCATTTTTACTACATGTTTATCAACTAAGCATTGAGCTGCAGTATTAGGATCTGTATCAACGTAAAAGATGTTCACCGAAATCTCCAATAGGATTAATCTTAATAGATGAGAAGTCTCCTCGTTTCCACTTCTTCATTGCTATTTCTTTATGATACCTGTTTGCTCTATTAAAGTAAAGCACTCCGTTCATATGATCCATCTCGTGAAGAAACACACGAGCTGTAATTCCTTCAAAAGCTCCTGTTTTCGTGTCGCCGTTAGGCAAATTAAATCGAACACGAATCGACTTTGGGCGCTTTACTTTTACGACCAAACCAGGAAATGAAAGACACCCTTCTTCAAGAATATCTTCTTCATCAGACATATTGACAATTTTTGGATTATAACATACAAAATTTTCAGGAGAACCACGCATTGAAAATACGCTATATGGTACACCGATCTGATTTGCTGCTAAACCAAGACCATTTTTTTCGTACATAAATTTGACGAGGTCTTTTGCAAACTCAATCGGTTCGAATGGCGGATCCTGAAAGTTGAATGGTTGACACATGGTCGTCAGAATCGGATCGTTGCTCTTCACTAGTTCCATTTACTTTTTCCTTTAGGCTATATGTGCCATCTTCATTATCAATCCAAAATAATTCTGTGCCTTCAATCCATCCCATCTGAGATAAAAGATCGGGTGGGATAATCATCACCAGATCACCAGTTTCTGGGTCTTGTTCTAGTTGCGTAATCATTTCTTTATATAAGTCCTGTTTAACATAGTGTGATTTTCGTCAGTTGGACCCCAGTCGCCGTCTGGGTGATATGCGATTACTTTCATACTTTTATCTTTTGTTACAAAACGATGAAGCTCATGTTCTTCAAGACAAAAGAAAGTACCTGGGGTAAGCGGTACGACATATTCTGCATGCGAAATACCTTCACCATCAATAACGCAACCAATGCGTAGACTCGGATGCGTGTGAAACGACTGATTGGTATTTGGTGGGAAAAACAAATAATTCAACGTTGGATCACCAAGGCGAGGCGGATAAACCATCAGAGAGTCAGAACAGCCGTCAATATACGACAACTTACCAGTACGTGTAACATCTTGTTTTCCGATAAGTTCATGACCAATAAACCCAAGGCGAAATACTGCAAACAAACAAGATGGCTGATCTTCGTGTGTTATGTGAACACATTTATTTCTAACAGGGATAGAAAAATACTGGTTTGGCTTTAGATGATAAACGTCAGCCCCAACAACAACCTTGCAATCACCTAGCGAGAAGCCAAACATAGTCGCCCAGCCAATTTGGTCGTTATCAATTTTATGATATGTATTTGTCATAACAGCATATGTCGGGTACATGCTGTCACGCTTGTCGATAACGTCTGCTCTAACTTTATTATTGGGGAATACGATCATTTTAAATCCTCACAGTGCATATTTTTTATAAATTTCATTAATGATTTCATCTGCTTTTTCAATATTACCATTTTTCAAACAGTTATCCATATCAAGTGTTCTGTATCTAATAAAAGCTAGTATTTCAGATGCATCTGAATATTTGAGTCTGATATATTCTACTAATGTTTCAATCGTTGAAAATCTAGAACATTCAAATTCCGCCTTTAACAACGATCCGACTTTTCCTTCACGAGTGTATTCTTCAATTTGTTGCATCAAAATTCTATTATATATATCTTCATCTGCAGTTCGTTTAATTATAGCATACTTCAAAACATTAACAGCAGCTTCAAATTTTTCCATATATTGGATTTTCACATTAAGTGTTTTTAGCTTAATTAAAACAGCTTCGTCTAATTCGCCTTTTGGAATATAAAATTCTTCGGTAGATTTAGATCTAGAAAAATTATATTTAAACAACAATTCTGAAATTGGAATATCGGGTATGTAATTTGTTGAATACGTGTTTACTCCAGGAAATCGAACTATGTTATATGGTCTTTTAGTTTTGACAATACGTGCAATTCTTTCATAAGAAGTGTAAATGTAATAATCAAAGTCTAAATCTATCTTTTCCATTTACAAACTCCATAGCTTCATCGGCGCTGATATAATTTAAATTATCGTCAATAGCATCATAAAATCCTTTGTTTGACCAAAGCATTCTAAGACTACCCTTCTTTGGCTTCTTCAAATAGTTTGTATAGCCAGTATGTTTTACGATAAATTCTTTTGCCGTCATTTTGTAAGATAAAATATTGTCTTGTATTTTTTTATCATGATTGTCTAAACTCCAGCGCTGCCAGTCAGGAGTATCAAAGAAATGATGTATCTTAGGAAATGTATCTCTTGGATTTTCCCATTGTTTATATGACAAAAGTCTGTATTTTACATGCTGCCATTTGTTGGTAAAATTGAACCACCAAGCCCAGTCGAAACAACTTTTGATAGGGAATGGACAGGCTACAGTAGTTTCTCTATAAATTTCTATGAATTTTTTCGATACAGATTCACCAAACATTGAGTCATATACAGCTGGCATTTTTTCTTCCCAGCTTTGATGAATTCCTTCGTTACCATAAGCTTTGACTACTTTTTTAATCAAATCAGAACCAAATATCTGATCGCCATGCTCGCCTGTGATAACATATCCATCTCCACAAGCTTTCTCGACATGCAAATAAGAAGTAGTAATTCTACCCTGAAACTTCTCAACAATCAAGTCCCACATTTCTGGAAATTCGGAAATGCTTTGCGTAGAAGCAAGAATATGTACACGCTTCAATTCTTCATCTGACCAAGAGAGAATAAACGCTGTAACTGCAGTAGTAGAATCTACACCACCGCTGTACATAATATAAATTTTACCATCTAGCTTTTTGAGAGCTTCTGCTGTTTCAATTGCCATCTCTTCATACGTTTTCGTATTTGTAGGCATCTGATGTATCTGATAAAACGTTTCACAACCCATCGTAACGTTAAAAGGATCTAATCCTTGCATAACTCTATTGACTGATTGTGTGTACGGATACACGGGAGGGCACCATGGTCCCAACTCAAGTTTATTATTGTCAAATGGTTTGGTATAAAGCAGTAATCCCATTATGCAACCTTACTGAAGTTTTTATGCTTCTCAAATTTGATTACGTTCGTAAATTTATCATATAGCTGATCAGTTTTATGACTGATAATAAACGTATTGGTGTCAGCTGTCAGGTTATTTAGTACCTTCATAAACTCTTCTGTACCGTTTGAATCTAAAGAAGAATCGAATACCTCATCCATAATGAGTAGATTAGTACTAACTGAATTGCGAAGTTTAGCAACAGAGCGCCAAGTAAACAGGATCGCAAGGTTAATACGCATTTTCTCGCCTTCAGAAAACGAGGCGTAAGAAAACTCATCTCTGAATCGAGACTTAATTTTCTCGTTGAACTCTTCATCAAGTTCGAACTGAACAAAGAAATCCATAGCAGAAAGATATTTACCAATGAGCTTATTAATAACAGGAACATATTGCTTGATAATCCTCGCCTTGATACCACCATCTTTTAACAACATAGCAGCTGCTGCATAAATTTGCTTTTGGTCCATAGAATCATTATAACGAGAAGCAACCAAATTCAATTCAGTTTCTAGCTCTGTCATTTTATCATCTTCATCAGCTTCATGCGAAACGTTTATCTGATTGATTTCTTTCATCAGCTGTTCGCGATATTTAACTAAAGATTCTGCGTTAGAGCGTATTTTAATTTGCTGCATTTGTAATGTTTGCACGTTCGCATGCACCTCTATCATCTCATTGAGACGTGCATTAGTTTCATCATACTGTTTGACTAGATCTACAAGGGCAATATCAATACTTTCAACTTCATTATTTTTAGTCAAAAGTGTTTTTTCGCGAAATTCAGAACTGATTCTTTGGGTGCAAGTAGGACAGTTCTCATGCTTCTTAAAAAAGTTAATATCGTTATCAAGCACGGCACGTTTAGCTTCTATCTTATGCCTAAGTTGCGACAGCTGATTGATACGCTTGCTAATCTTAGGCTCATCTTCAATACTAGTTTTTAGAGCAGCTATTTGCGCAATTACGCTATCATATTGCTCGTTAAGAGCAATAATTTTCTCATCTGTCTCTTCAATAACGTTAACTTTCTCAGTAACAAGTTTCTCGTTGTTGTTTTGTTTCTCAAGCAAATGCTCTTTGATAATCTTTATCTTTTCCATCACAACTTTTTGATCAGCATTTACTTCGCTAAGTTCTTCGTTGTTAGTTTGAATCTTATCTTTCAACAAAGAGTTCATAGTCGTAAATATCTGAAGGTCAAGAAGGTCTTCAATAATTTCTCTACGCTGACCGGAAGACAACTGCATAAATGGCTGAAAGGTCGCCGATCCAAGAACGACAACTTGACAAAACGACTTGAGGTTTAACTTGAGGATTTGTTTCTCAAGAATCTCTTGATAATCTTTCATCTCGGCAGATTGGTTAAGAAGAATATTGTTTTGGTATACTTCAAAAACATTAGGCTTGATACCACGAATAATTTTGTACTGGTTCGAACCAATATCAAATTCGATCTCAACAACAAGATCTTTCTTCGTAATCGTATTAAGCAGCTGTGGCTTGTTGATTTTACGAAATGGTTTACCGAACAATGCAAATGACAAAGCGTCGAGAATGGTAGACTTTCCAGCCCCATTCTCGCCGACAATAAGTGTGTTGTTTGATTTAGCTAAATCTATCTCTGTAAAAATATTACCAGTTGAGAGTAGATTTTTCCAACGAAGTGTTTTGAAAAATATCATTCTATAGCAAGAGCCTCATTGTAAAGTTCAACAATAGTTTTTTCGAGCTTTTCTTTATCTAGGTTGGCAGAATTTACCTGTTCGATATATTTCTTAAAAATGCTGACGGTAGACTCAGCTTCGTTAATAATATCCTCGTCTTCAGCGACACCAAGATTAAGATGATCTTCGACGATTTGCATTTCTAACACACCATCTTTTTCAAACTGCTCTATACACCTGTCGAACAAATATGGATCAGTTTTATTCTTAACAATAACTTTGACGATTTTACCCTTGTAATGAGACATGTCCCATCCTTCTGATGGGGTCAGAATAGAAGTGTCATCATACCAAAACTTATCAAACATTGTAAACTTATTTTCGATAAAAGTCAACTGTCTCGTTTCCGTATCGAAAATATGAAACCCTCTTGGGTCGGAGTAATCAGACCAAGTGAACTCAGCATGGCTACCGAGATAATGAATATTACCGCGAGA